CAGTATCGCAGCAGCAATCAATGGCTGACTCCGGGTGACCTGTACGACGAAGTTGAGCAGGCGCTGAAGAAGGCGCATGGGAAAGCCATCGAACCGATGATCCAGAAGCTCGATCTCCGTGCGCGTATCGCCGTCAACGCGAAGATGCGCAATTTTGCATGTGGCGTAACCGTGTGGGATAGCTCGCGGGTGGAAAATCTTGATGAGGAATACGAACGCGCCAAGGCAATTCTTTGCCCGCATATGGTGGCGGCCGGCCTCGTTGAAAGGGGGACTTGCAAACCCGAACAAAATGTGCCATTCTGTTCGCAGTTGGGATAATTGTCCCCAAAAAAGCCTGCCCGGTTAGCGCCGCGCGGGCTTTTTGCATTTCTACCGATGTCTCCAAGCGCGACCCCCGCGTTCGCCCAGCCTGTGTGCTGGGCTTTTTTATTGCAGGAGCGGAAATGCCGCTAATCAAGTCGATGGCCGGTAAGAATGTGGCGAAAAACATCAAGACGGAACTTGCGGCAGGAAAGCCCCAAAAGCAGGCAGTCGCGATTGCCTTGAACGTTCAGCGCGCAGCCAAACGGAAAGAAGGCCGGAAATGAATAGTGCTGTCTGCATGCCTTCGAGCGCTTTGAGCCTGAGTATCGAGCCTACCGAAGACCGAATCGTGGTCGCACCCGACGAGATTCGCGATGACGTGACTGCTGCTGGCTTGCTCGTCAAGGTCACGCAGACCGTTGAGAGCGATCGGCACCTGGGGGGTACTGGCACTGTCATCGCCGTAGGACCGGGCAAGCGTGGCCGGGACGGAAAGCGCATCCCTCTGGTAGTCGAGCCCGGCCAGCGCATCGTGTTCGGCGAGTTCCAGCACAAGGAGCACTTCGAAGGCCCAAAGCGCTTTCTGATCATGCAGGAAGCGGATGTATGCGGGATTATTGAGCAAAGCTGAGAAACAGCATGGGTAACAGCGCCAAAACAGCACCTGGAAAGCCGTTTCAGAAGGGTATCAGCGGCAATCCCGGGGGGCGCCCGAAGAAGACTCAGGAAGAATTTGATCTGATCGCCGCATGCAAGGCGAAAACTCCCGATGCGCTCGGAGTCGTAGAGAAGATAATGCTCACAGGTGAGACGGAAAAGAACCGTCTTTCCGCTGCTCAGATCATTATTGAACGCGCCTACGGCAAGCCGAAACAGGAAGTCGAGGCATCGGTAAGCGGACAGATTGAGCAGATTGTCCGGAAGATCGTTGATCCGAAGCAATGAGCGAACTGGTCATCGAGACTCCGCGCGTATTTCTGCCCCTGTTAGCGCCCGCACGCTATAAGGGAGTCAAAGGTGGTCGCGGGAGCGGGAAATCTCATTTCTTCGCCGAGGCAATGATTGAGGCGCATATCGTTGGCGACGGCGATTCGGTCTGCATTCGCGAGAATCAGAAATCGTTGGACCAATCGGTAAAGAAGCTTCTCGAAAGCAAGATTGTTAACCTGAATGCTGGCGCCTATTTCGAAGTGCAGGACCAGCGGATATTCGATAAGCAGGGCGGCCGGATCGTATTTCAGGGTATGGCTGCCCACACAGCCGAATCCATCAAGTCATTAGAGGGATTCAAGCGGGCATGGGTGGAAGAAGCGCAAACGCTCAGTCAGAAGTCTCTTGACATGTTGCGGCCGACTATCCGCCTTCCCGATTCTGAGCTTTGGTTCTCATGGAATCCGCGGTACGCGACTGATCCGGTCGATGTGTTCCTAGCCGAAGAAAACCGGCCGCCTGGCTCGATCATCATTGAAGCGAACTATCCGGACAATCCTTGGTTTCCGGATGTGTTGCGCGATGAAATGGAGTACGACAAGCGCCGTGATCCCGACAAGTACACGCATATATGGCTCGGCGGCTATCAGCAGTCGAGCGAAGCGCGCGTATTCAAGAACTGGCGCGTAGAGGAATTCGAGCGTCCGGAAGGGACGATTTTCCGTCTCGGGGCAGATTGGGGCTTCTCGGTCGATCCATCAGTGCTGGTGCGTGTCTCGCTGGAAGGTAACGCGCTTTATATCGACTATGAGGCGTATCAGGTCGGCTGCGAGATTGTGAACCTGCCCGAGTTGTTCATGAGCGTGCCGGATGCCGAGAAGTGGCCTATCACGGCCGACTCAGCACGTCCGGAGACAATCAGCCACATGCAAAAGCATGGATTCCCGCGAATCATGCCGGCCGTCAAGGGTGCGAAGTCGCTGGAGGAAGGCATCGAGTTCCTGAAGTCATTTGACATCATCGTCCACCCGCGCTGCAAGCACACAATTGACGAGCTTTCACTCTATCGCTACAAGACCGATCCGCTCACGAATCAGGTGCTCCCGATTCTTGAGGACAAGGACAATCATGTCATTGACGCGATTCGATATGCATGCGAAGGCGCGAGGCGTGCTGTGAAGCGCATCGTGACGCCGCAGAAGCCGAAGGTCGATCCGCGTCTGTACGCCGGTTCTGGCGCCTGGATGGGCTGATATGGATCCCATCATCAAGGAGTGCATCGATAACCTGAAGCTCTCGGTTGACGCTGAGACACAGAATCGCGCCGAAGCACTGAACGATCTGAAGTTTGCGGCTGGCGATCAGTGGCCGACGATGATCCAGACGGCGCGAGAGCTTGAACATCGGCCCTGTCTGACGATCAACAAGACGGATTCGTTCGTGCGTCAAGCGGTGAACAATATGCG